ATGAGCAAGAGCACTTCCTTTTCCAAGCTGATGAAGCGGCATCACCTTGGGGCAACACGGATGCTGGGATATGCGCTCACCTTGCACGACTATGAGACGTGGGAAGCGGCCTCTGCGGTTTGGCAGGCGCGGCTTTCACCCGAGGAATGCGCGGCACTCGCTTGGGCGGCGCTTAGGGCGCTTGACTTGGACCATGCGCGCGAGGTCGCAAACACGGTCATTCAGGACGTGGGTGCGCCCCTTCCCCCGTTCATCAACCCGATGGACGAGGCGGCATATTGGGCCGACATAGCATCCCCCGAGGAACTTGAAGCCTATTGCCTTGCCACGTTCCAAGCCATGCAGCGCGGCCGGCGGGCGGCTTTCCTTGACCATGTGCAGGGGAGGCAAGCGGCGTGATGCGTGATTTTTCTGACATGGCGATGCAGCTTGACGCGCACCGGGCCGAGTTTCCCCGTGATCGGGGGGACCGCCTGCCAACCGAATTTGTCTGGCGTGACCCGGCAAGCATTCCCCCGCGCCCGTGGGTCTATGGGCGTCACCTGATCCGCAAGCAAGTATCGGTGACGGTTGCCCCCGGCGGCGTCGGCAAATCGTCTCTGACGATCTGTGAGGGGCTGGCGATGGCATCCGGGCGGGAACTGCTGGGGGACTGGACCGCCAAGGGCCTCAAGGTCTGGATATACAACCTTGAAGACCCGCGCGACGAAATGGACCGGCGCATCATCGCGGCGATGCAGCACCACAACGTCAGCCCCGAGGAAATTGCGGGGCGGCTCTATGTGGACACGGGCCGGGAACGTGCCCTGAGCACGGCTATCCAGACCCGTGAGGGCGTCCAGATCATCAAGCCGGAACTGGACGCGCTGGCCAGTGAGATCGAGGCGCGGGAAATCGACGTGCTGGTAATCGACCCTTTCGTGTCATCGCACCAAGCGTCCGAGAACGACAACGGCGCAATCGACCTTGTGGCAAAGGAATGGGCGCGGCTGGCGGATCGGTGCAACTGCGCAATCGAACTGGTCCACCACACCCGCAAGACCAATGGCGAGGAAGCGACAACCGAAAGCGGGCGCGGCGCATCTGCCCTTCTGGCGGCGGCGCGTTCCGGTCGGGTGCTCAACAAGATGAGCGACGATCTGAAAGCCGAGGCTGGGGTGCAGGATGATCCCGCCACCTACTTTGCCATAACCCGCGACAAGGCAAACCTTGCCCCCGTGGGGGATAGGGAATGGCGGCGCATGGCGTCGGTGCATCTGGCCAATGGCGATAGCGTGGGCGTGGCCGAGGTCTGGGAATGGCCCGACACTTTCGACGGCGTGTCGGTTGATGACCTGCTGTCGGTGCAACGTGCGCTGGACGGCAAGGGGCGGCGCTACTCCGATCAGGCAGGTGACGATTGGGCAGGCGTGACCGTGGCCGAGGTGCTGGGGCTGGACGCCACGGCGGACCGCAAGCGCATCAAGAAAATGATCGAGGCGTGGCTGAAATCCGGGGCTTTGAAGAAGGTCAAGCTACCGGACGCAAAGCGCATGGAACGCCCCTGTTTGGAGGTAGGCGAATGGGCAAACCAATGAGTGCCACACCCACCCCTGAAAGCATGGTGGGGCAAGGTGGGGCAAACACCCTTGAAAACAGGTGCCACACCACCCCGCCCCTAAAGGGGGGGCGGGGGTGGTGGGGCGTGCATCACCTGTTTGGCGTGGGGTGGGGCAATGATCTGGTCCCAATGCCCCCGTTTCCGAGTGGGTATGAAACCGGGGGGCATACTTGCGCTTTCGCGCTGTGCGGATCGGGGGTGGCGACATGAAAGCATCCACCAAGGCAATCCGCTTCCTTGAAAGCCTGAGCATCCCCGAGGGGCCGAAAGCCGGTCAGGCGGTGAAGCTGGCCCCGTTCCAAAAGCAATTCGTCAAGGGTGCCCTGGCGGACGGGGTGAACGTGGCCTGTCTGAGCATCGGGCGCGGCAACGCGAAAACCGCCCTGTCGGCGGGCATCGCTCTTGGCGCGGTCAAGGGCATCTGGGATCGTCAGCCCCGGCGGGAAATCCTGATTGCGGCCCGGACGCGGGATCAGGCGCGCATCGCGTTTGACTTCGTGGTGGGCTTCATCCGGTCGCTTCCCGAGGATGAGCAAGCGGCCTTCACGATCCGGCGCAGCCCCCGGCTTGAGGTCGAGTATGACGGCGACGGCGGCGGGCACTTCGTCCGGGCCATTGCGGCGGACGGCAAGACGGCTCTGGGATCGGCCCCCACGCTGGTCCTGATGGATGAGCGCGGGCATTGGCAGGCGGATCAGGGGGACGCCCTGGAACACGCTCTGTTGTCCGGTCTGGGCAAGCGTGGCGGGCGGGCGCTGATTATCAGCACAAGCGCGGCGGATGATGCGCACCCCTTTTCCGTCTGGCTGGATGAGGAACAAGAGGGCGTCTATCGCCAAGAGCATCGGCCCGCCCCCGGCCTTCCTGCGGACGATCTGGAAAGCCTCAAGCTGGCCAACCCCGGCGCGACCTACGGGATCGGCTCAAGCCTTGAATGGCTGCAAGGTCAGGCGCGGCGCGCGATTGCGCGGGGCGGATCGACCCTGACAAGTTTCCGGCTCTACAATCGGAATGAGCGTGTCAGCGGCGAAACCCGCGACCTGCTGTTGACGGTCGATGAATGGCTGTCCTGCGAGACGGCGGACCTGCCACCCCGGCAAGGTCAGGTGGTCATCGGGATCGACCTGGGCGGCTCTGCCAGCATGACGGCGGCGGCGTTCTATTGGCCCGAGACGGGGCGGCTTGAGGCTCTGGGCACCTTCCCGTCAAAGCCTTCCCTGTTGGACCGTGGCCAGAATGACGGCGTGTCCGGTCGATATGTCGAAATGCAGGACCGGGGCGAGTTGTCCACCCTGGGCGATCAGACGGTTCCCGTCGCGCCCTGGCTGGTCGAGATCATGGCCCATGTGGAAGGCGAGCCGGTCGCGGCGATCACGGCGGACCGATACAAGCAAGCCGAACTTGGCGAGGCGATAGACCGCGCGGGCATCCGTTGTCCGATCATCTGGCGCGGCCAAGGCTTCAAGGACGGCGGCGAGGATTGCGAGCGGTTCCGGCGCGCGGCCTATGACGGCAAGGTGAAAACCGCCCCGTCGCTGCTGTTGCGGTCCGCTTTCGCGGATGCGGTCACGCTGCGCGACCCGGCGAACAATCTGAAACTGGCAAAGGCACGGTCCACGGGCCGGATCGACGCGGCGGCGGCAACGGTGCTGGCGGTCGCTGAGGGTGCCCGGATGATGGGCCGCCCCGCTCACAAGGGAGGGCGCATCGCATGGGGATGATGGAAACCGCTTCGCGGCTGATAGCGAAACACGGTCAGGCGGCAACGCTGTTGCGGCCCGGTGAAGGCACAACGGACGGCTTTGGGGGATACACCCCCGGCCCGGATACCGAATACCCCGTCACGATCCTGACGGCGACTTACGCGGTCGAGCTGCAATTCATCGCGGGCGGCTTGATGGACGTGGGCGATCAGCGGGTTTTCCTGTCGGTCGAGGGCCTGACCCTCACGCCCGCCACAACCGACCGGCTGCGCATCGGTGGCGAGGTGTTCCGCACGATCCGCGTTTCCCCGCTGGCCCCCGGTGGCGAGGTCATTTTCTGGGAATTGCAGGTGCGGGATGACTGATCGGAAAGAATACGCCCGCCATTCCCGGCGGATCACGCGCGGCCCGCGCTGGAAGGCTCTGCGGATGCAGGCGCTTGAGCGCGACGATTGGCAATGCGTCCAGTGCGGCAACCGTCACCGGCTTGAGATCGACCATATCGAGCCGGTCAGGGATCGGCCCGATTTGGCTTGGTCGCTGTCCAATCTGCAATGCCTCTGCGGGCGCTGTCATTCCCGCAAGACCCGAATCGAGATCGGCTTAGGCCGACCCGACCCCGCCCGCGAGGCGTGGAAAAAGCTGGTCCGTCAAACGGGCCGAAACCCTATCGAGCACGAAAGGAAATCAGATGCTTGATTCTGTCAAAATCGCACGGCGGCAAAGCGAAATCCGCCAGACGCTTTCGGAACTGGTCGGCAAGGAAAAGCCGTCCGAGGATGAAACCCGCCAGATGGACGAAATGGATCGGGAATATCGGTCCAATGAAACCCGCTATCGCGCGGCGCTCATTGCCGAGGATGAGGAACGGCGGGAAGCCGGGGCCGATCTGGAAACCCGGTCCAGCCGGGAATGGGCCGAGGTCATGGCGGGCTTTGAAATGCGCCAAGTGGCCCTTGCTCTGGATGAGGGCCGCGCCCTTGAGGGGCAGACGGGCGAGATCGTCACCGAACTGCGGTCGCGCGGCGGCTATCGCGGCGTTCCGATTCCGTGGGAAGCTCTGGAAATCCGGGCCGGTGAAACCGTGGCGGGTGGCACCCCCGATCCGATCCGCACCGCGCCGATCATCGAGAGGCTTTTCGCGGGATCGGTCGCGGCCCGTATGGGTGGCCAGATGGTCAACGTGGGCGTGGGCGAGGTGGAATATCCCGTTGCCACGTCCAGCGTGACGGCGGGGTGGGCGACTTCGGAAACCGGCAATGTGACCGGCCCGAGTGCCTACACGACCGTTGATCGGCCCTTGAAGCCGGATCACAATTTGGGCGTCCAGATGCGCATCACGCGCAAGACGCTCAAGCAATCGGGCAGCGGGCTTGAGCAAGCGGTGCGGCGCGACATGAACGGCGCTATCGAGGAAGCCCTTGACCGCGCCGTGTTCCTGGGCAGCGGATCGGCGGGGGAGCCGACCGGCCTTTTCGCGGGTGCATCCGGCTGGGGCATCAATGAGGAAGCCGTTACTGCGGCCCCAACTTGGGGCGCGTTCCGGTCCGAGGTGGTCAGCTTCATCACCGGCAACGCGGCAAGCGGCCCCGGCGATGTGCGGCTGCTGATCCGCCCCGAGGTCTGGGACACGATGGACGCGGACATTTGGGACGCGGGCAGCGGGATCACCGAATGGAATCGTCTGACGAATGCGCTGGGCAGCGTGACCATGAGCCACAACGCCCTTGCCGATCCGACCGGCGATCCGGCGGCGACAAGCGCGGTCCTGACGACCACGGCGGGCGGTGTTCCCCCGTTCTTCGTGGGGACGTGGGGCGCAATCGACCTGATCCGCGATCCGTATTCGGATGCGCAATCGGGCGGGCTGCGGCTCACGGCGCTGGCCACGATGGACGTGACCATTTCCCGCGCGGTGCAAACCCGCATCCTGACGGGCATTCAGTGATGCTCTGGGCCGGTTCCAAAGGCGGGCTTGAGGTCCGCACCTCTGCGGACGGGGCAACCGTCCTGCGGGGCCGGTTCCCGTATGCTGTCCCGACTGTCTTGCAAGGCGGTCGGGAACGGCGACGGGAAGTATTCGAGGCACGGGCTTTCGGGGCATCGGTCGCGGCTGGCGGTGACGTTCACTTGCTGGTGCATCACGACTTCGACCGTCCGCTTGCATCGCGGGCGGCGGGTAGCCTTGAGATCAGGGACGGCGATGACGCCCTGACTTTCGAGGCGACGATTGCCCCGGAAATGCGCGGCGTGGGCTATGTCACCGACTTCCTGGGCACCCTTGCGGCGGGGCTGGTGGGCGGGATCAGCCCCGGCTTTCGCGTGACGGACGGCGGCGATCTGGTGAGGCGTGATAGCGACGGGCTGTTGCGGGTGGTGCGCTCTGCGGACCTGATCGAGATCAGCGCCGTGACGAAACCCGCCTATCCCCAAGCGCAGATTGAGGCGCGCAACTGGACGCCATGCGCGGCGGTCGAGGATCGGACGCTTGCCCATGCGCTCAACAGGTGGAGGCTCTGACATGGCGGTGACATTGAAAGAGGTCGAGGCAATCCCGGCCAGCTATCCATCGGCACCGGCGGGCCTGAGCATGGCGGCGGCGATGCTGGATCAAGCGGCGCTCTGGCAACGGATCGAGGCTTATTGCCGGATGCGCTGGACGGTGCGGGAAGTGGTCTGGACGGTCGAGGGGGAAGGCGCATGGGAAGCCCCCTTGCAGCCGTCCACCCTGAACGCGGTCGAGGTCTGGGAAGGCGGCGCATGGGTGGAATGCACCCCGGCGGCGTCCCCCTGGGGCGGCTATGATCTGCCCGGTGACGGCCCCTATCGGATCACGGCGGACGTGGGGGGCGGCGACGTTCCCGCGGCTGTTTCCGAGGCGTTCCGGCGGCTTGCCGAATACCTGACGGACGCGACGGATCGGGCGGGCGTGTCCAGCTATTCCGTCAACATGGGTGGCGCGATCGAGGAAAGCTATCAGCGCAACCCGGCCTGGGTGGCGCGCGCAATGGAACTGAGCGGCGCGGCGGACCTGCTGCGGCCTTACAAAAGGAGGGCCTGAGCATGTGGCCATTCAAACGAAAGACGGTCGAGGAAACCCGGTCCAGCGGATCGGGCTTCACGGCTGAGATCATGGCGGCGCGGGAAGCCTATGTTTCCGGGCGGCGCGGCATTGCCGAACTGACGGCCACGGCGCAAGGCGCTGTGACGCTCTGGGAAGGCGGTCTAGGGCTTGCCGATGTGTCGGGCACCGACCTACTGGACCGGCGGTCCCTGACGCTCTGTGCGCGGTCCCTGGCCCTGCGTGGCGAGGCGCTATTCCTGATCCGCGACGCGGGGCTTGTCCCGTGTTCCGATTGGGATCTTCGCACCCGCGACGGACGGCCCACGGCCTACCGCGTGTCCGTGTCTGAGGCGGGCGGCGGACGGTCTGAAACCGTGCTGGCGGCTGAGGTGCTGCACTTTCGGATCGGCTGCGACGTGTCCGCGCCCTACTATGGCACGGCCCCGCTCAAGCGGGCGCAACTGACGGCGGGGCTGTTGAACGCGGTCGAGACGGCGCTTGCCGACGTATTCGAGACGGCACCGCTGGCCAGTCAGATCGTGCCATTCCCCGAGGCACCGCAAACCGATCTTGAGGCTATGGCGCGCGGGTTTCGGGGCAACCGGGGCAAGGTGCTGATCCGCGAATCGGTCAACGTCGCGGCGGCGGGCGGACCGGCCCCTATGCAGGATTGGAAGCCGCACGATCTTTCCCCGGACCTGTCGAAAGCCATGACGCGCGAGACGCTGGCGGCGGCGCGGGATGCGATCAATTTTGCATTTGGCATCCTGCCCGGTCTGACCGCACCCGCCACGACCGGCCCGATGGTCAGGGAGGCGCAGCGGCATTTGGCGCAATGGGTGCTGCAACCTATCGCCACGGGCATTGCTGAGGAAGCATCGGACAAGCTGGGATCGGCGGTCACGCTGGACGTGATGCGCCCCCTTCAAGCCTTCGATGCAGGCGGGCGGGCGAGGGCGCTTGGCGCGATTGTGCAGACATTGGCGCTGGCCAAGGAAAGCGGCGTTGATCCGTCCGAGGCTCTGCGGCTGGTCGATTGGGGAAGTGACGTGTGATGCGACCGGCCACAAGAATCAAAGAAACCGCGTTTCATAGGCTTGACAGCGCCTTTGAAATGTGGTTTCTTAGGCTGCAAAGCACTGGATTATGGCATGGCGAAGCTCAAGCACTTGGCAGCATTGATCGAAAAGATGAACGGCGGCGACACCGCGCGGACCAATTCGCTTGTTATGGTCGCGCGCAAGGATGGGCTTTTTACGACCGGCGGTCGCGGACCGAATGCCCCCGAGATGTGGCCAACCGACTTTGGTCGCGCTCTGCTGCTGGGCACTACGCTTGCCACCCCGACGCGCGCCGCTGAAACGGTTAAGACGATTGAAGCGGCGCGCCCCTTCATCGTCAAAATCGACCCGATGGACGGTGGCGGCTTTCGGGACGTTGACCCCGACGAAAGCCGACTGACCGGAACGGACGTTTACGGAAACCCGCATCTGCCTTCCTTCCTTTCGGACATGCCCGACGATTTGGCAGGCTTCCTTGAGGAACTTTTCGCGTCTGTTTTTGCTGGCGAGTGGTCCTTCCAAGACTGGGATCAATTCCGCGTCAGGGATGCTTTTGGGCGCTTTGAAATATCATTCTTGTTGCACGGCGCGCGCTATATCGAAGGCAAGGCGTCGGGCTACAATGAGGTTTCTGACGAGGAACGCAGCCCCGCCCATTATGGCTGGGAATTTGTGTTTCGCGTCGAGAAGCCAACAGAACACCATGAGTTTTTCGGGGGCGTGGATCGAGTGATCTATTCAAACGCGCTCAAGGCATTGCAGGAATTGGCGCGGGGTGGCGACAATGGCTAACGCGAACCTCAATATCAGCGTCATTGAAAAGCGGATGCTGAAACAGACTGAGGCGGCGGACTATACCGGCCTGCCCGTCAAGCACTTCAAGGCGACGTGCCCGGTCCAGCCGGTCGAGATGCGCCCCGGCACGGTCCTTTGGGACAAGCGTGACCTGGACAAGTGGATTGATGCAATGAAGGAAGGGGCTGAGATGGCGACGCAAGACGCCATTCTTGGCAAGCTGTAATGACGCGGATCAGGGTAAAGGGCTTCAAGATATTCGATGACCGGCACGGGAAACCGCGCTGCTATCATCGTGCCACGGGCCACAAGATCGACTTGGAAAAGACCCCGCTGGGATCGGCTGAGTTTTTCGCAGAATGCGCCCGCATTGCGGCCATTGTCGAGGCGAGGAAGGCGCAAGCCCCCAAGCCGGGAACGCTTGGCGGGCTGGTCAAAGCCTATTTCCAGACTGAGCACTTTGGCAATCTGGCGGACGCCACCAAGCGCGACTATCGCAAGTGCGCCGACTTCCTGCACCCGATCCGCGACACGCCCGTTTCCGCGATCACGACGCCCCTTGTGTCGGGCATCCACGACAAGGCGGCGGGCAAGATCGGCTGGCGGCGGGCAAACATGGTCCGCACCTTCCTGAGCCAAGTTTTTCGCTATGCCATTCCGCGCGGCCTGATCGACCGGGACTATGCGGCGGGCGTCATTCCCAAGCCGCGCCCGAAAGATCGTCCCTATGCCAACCGGCCCTGGACGGTCGAGGAACGCGCCGTTGTGCTGGATCGGGCCGCGCCTCACGTCCGGGTGGCGGTCGCACTGATTATGAACACCGGCCTTGATCCGTCCGATGCGCTCAAGCTGACCCGTCGCCAGATCGACGGCAACACGATCTGGGGCGTCCGGGGCAAGACGGGGCACGAGGTCGCCATTCCTATCGGCCCGACGCTGCAAGCGGCTCTGGACGCCGCACCCGCCCATGACGCGGTGACGATCCTTGCCACGTCAGCCGGGAAGCCTTGGACCTACAACGGCTTTTCGACTGTCTGGCACCGCTTCAAGAAAAAGCTGGAAGCTGAGGAAGCCGTGCAACCCGGTCTGACCCTCAAGGGTCTGCGGCATACCGTGGCCACGACGCTACGCGAGGCGGGGCTTGAGGAACGCCAGATTGCGGACCTGCTGGGGCAGAAAACCCCGTCGATGGCCCGCCACTATTCCCGGTCTGCCAACTTGGCGGAACGCAACCGGATCACGATGGAAACACTTGAAAAGGAGAACGAACGCCGATCACAAGTTGTCAAACCCTTCAAGAAAACTGTCAAACCCTGA